CGCGAACGTACATGCCCCACCCATGGAATGGATGAGAAGAGAAAGATAAAGTAAAGCATAAATGAAATTAATAACAAAAGAAAATTAGAGCAATTGTTTACGGAGTTCATTAGAAATGCGAATAATGAAACCAAGGTCCCTGTCCTCACGCAGATCATAATCGGAAGTTGCATAAATAGCCGCCAACGAGACCAGGATCTTATCTCCTGCTTCCGCTGACTGGTATGTCTGCTTCTCCTTTCTATATCTCTTCGCGGGACGTAGACTTCGCGTCAGACCATTCCTGTTCAAGAATGCGCACCACGCTTCAATGTCGGAACCATACTGTCCAGAGCCCGCATCTCTCTCTCCACGTAAAATTTCCATAAACTGCCATGAATCTAGACCACCCGTTGACGCCCGGCTGTAGAGTGAAGTTACTCCTCTCACAAATTCTGAAAATGCTTCCACCGTTGGTTTTAATTCTTCGATATCCTCCATACGCACATTAAGAAGCTGACGTCGCCATGCTCCGACTGTTGGGAACATCCACATATTCTCTGATATAGATTGAAACTTAGCACAGAAGAGGACGTCACCTGCAGTTAGCGGGTGTACAGCTTGCCGTTTGATCTGTTGGATGATACAAAAGCGTTGCATAAGATGATTGATATTATGACTATTCCATGGATTATCAACAGCCATTGATAGGACAGCAGCTTCATAGTCTTCAATCTTCTGTTGTACGTTCTCAGGATAAAGTAATTTCTCCAGATTATCATGTGCAGGACGTATAGAGCGACCATCTTCCATGAAGTAATTCGCAAGAAATTTTGGTTTTCCTTTGAATACGTAATTCCAGCGATGAGAGAGACCCTCAGAATGATCGACATGAATGTTACCTTTGAGTGGTATCCATTGACATTGATCCAGGAATTTAGACGTACCATGCGTAAAATCAAAACCTGCAGGGAATTTAGCTTGGACCTTTGTGACATGGAAAGGAGGGTAGTGGATAATAAAGTCCTCCGGATCAATACCAGCCCGAAACATTTCATTAAGCATACCCCGAATCTTTCCCAGTCGCGTCGCTCGTTGAGGATATTTGAATACTGTCAGATTATCATCCCCAGCACAATACGGCACAAATTCATCTGAGGGAATACCCAACCTTCGAACGGCAGCATTGATGTAAAGAATATTCAGCGCTGTCCCCAATAGCCCAGTCCAGAGAGAACCACTGGGGATCATACCATCGTATGTGAAAGCACAACCATCGTCAAGCATGATGACCTTGTCTATAAGCGCCTTCCGCATCATATATTTATAAGCAGATAGGAGGCGACGTTCACGACGATTCTTCGGAAGGAAACAAGACACGAATATGTTGATTACAAATTCTATATCCTCCTTAGGTCGTTCGCGATCAAATTTACTCCAATCCAACTCTACTATAGCACATGAATTGCGGATATCTCCCCAGAACCTAGACCAGTCTGATGACGCTCTAACCACCATATTCCTCCACCCAGACTCCGGAACACGATTTAGTTTAGACACGACATCACACAATGCATTATATAATGGGGAAGAGAAAGGTTGCTCCATAGCATCAAGCATCATCACCGCTCTACCAATAGGTTGTCCTGAGAAAATTTTCTTGATCGCAGACTCCTGCTCAACTAATTTAGAGCGGAAGCCGATACGAGCCAAGAGAGGTGGAAGCTGCCACCTACGAAGTTTTCCATCTCCCACGCGATCATACAAATCCCAAGCGATTCTCTCAAGACCCTCCTTCAATCCATATTTTGACTTACATCGTAATGCCCTGAGAACAGGTCCCGCAGTAGCATCTTCATTAAAGTTCTTCATTCTGACAGCCTTCGGTCCATCGGGTACTTCTAAATTACATGGTAGTAAAAGAATTTCACGTGCAGTCTCCAAAGAAAAGTGCTCAAACAAAAACGACCCAGGGGGATCCTGGCGCCCCGTAGCCAGAAGTCGGATAGCATCATGCAGATTACCGCCACCTCTATATAATGCCGAATCCTTCTCCCAGCCCCGCATCTCGCCCCCTCCGATGATGCGGCGGACGCCAGCCTCCCACTTACTTCTTGCTATGCTTATCTGCCTTACGCCTCCGCGTACGTGTTCGGTCAGCAACTGTACTCGCAGGTTGGTTTTCAGCAGATTCATCGGAAGAAGAGTCATTTCCAGGTTTCTCTGGATTGGTGGGGTGGGTTTTGTCCCATGCACGGCGGTCATCCCCAACGCAGGTGTCGAGAAGATTTGGGATAACGGAATGTTCGGAGTCATCTTCCCCTTCCTGGTTAGCCTCCCCACCGGTATCTGGTCTAGAAGCCTTCCTCTTCTTTCTAGGGGTATCCTCAGGAAGTATGTCTCCAGTCGCGCATGCATAGTATCCCCGATAAGTTTGAGCTCTTTTGTCTTCGAATTGGGCACGAAAACCTTTTACTTTCTCCTTGCAGTATTGAAGCAGATAATCCCGAACCTCAGGTTTCTGGCATGCAGTATTCTTGATTTCCAGAGTCAGTTCCCGCTCGAATTGTTTGTAAGCACGAGCGAGATTCCCATCGTTTTTCTGCGGGACTTCAAAGTTATTGCTAGTACAGAAATCAACATAACGGTGCCATGCACTAGCCATAACAGAGTGTTCATCAGGCCGTTCGATTAATTGCAATCCAGGATAGCTTGCTTGCACTTTATCAAGATCCTCTTCCAACTGCCGGGTCCTCTTAGCAATCTTCTTCTTGTACTTAGCAACATCTATATCATAGCGGGCACGAGCCTTGGAGTACTCTGTGGTTCGATCTGCCTGCGCAGATTCGAGCAATGCAATCATAGCAGCTTCTTCGGGCGTAACAACATCTGATCCCCTCCTTCTTAAACGATCAGCATTTTGCAAGGCAGCAATCTTCTTCTTGGCAACCGGGCTAGTAAGCCACTTGCAGAACTTGAAATTAGTTTCGAGAGTCATTGGCAGGATAGACGATATGTTCGATACGTCATTAGCATAATGGAACAGCTTTATAAGATGTTCGTTCTTGGTCAGGGGCTTCAGAATTTTCATCACCTTCACAGCTCTTGATACCGTATAATTGCAGGCGGCGATTCCTTCCAAACTCACATCTACTACTGAAAGGCCCCCCTCCGGGTAAGCCTTAAATGCATCTGTGAGCAACTTGAGATTATCGCGGTCATCTAGAGTTTGCTGTGATCTCAAGTCTTCGGCCATCCTCCTGTAGCGTTTAGCCCTTGTTCACCTGCAATTACAAACAAGGTAAATCACCGAGGAGTTAAGCATTTAACGTACCGCGGGTTCTCCAACGGCACGTGCTTTACGAACGTACTTACCTTTTCCGTTCGCAACGCCTGTGTTTAAC